CTGGTGCAACAACAGTAACCATACCAGATTCTATAGAAAAATTTTATATATTTGATTGTAGATTAATTACTAATCCAACAAACCTTACGATTAAAACTGCATCGGGAACTGGCTTTACATTAAATGCTTCAAAAATTTATGCAGCATATGCAGATGGAACTAACTTAAATGAAGTTTCATTAGATACATTAGGTGGTACGATAGGCACAGCTGGAATTGCTGATGATGCAGTAACTAGCGCAAAAATTGCTGATGATGCAGTAGTAAGTGCAGCCATCGCTGATAATGCTGTTTTGACCGCTAACATTTCTAACGTAAATGTAACGACAGCCAAGATTGCTAATAATGCAATAACCGCTGATAAACTACAAAGAAAATTCACAATAAGTACATCTTCCCCATCAGGAGGTAGTGATGGAGACATTTGGTTTAAATATTCATAGGAGTTCAAATGGCTAATACCTATGGCAAAGTATCAGGAACGTTCCAAGAGATAGATAACGCATACGGCAAAGTATCAGGTACTTGGCAAGAAGCAGATGAGATATATGCAAAAGTATCTGGTGTTTGGAAATTAGTATTTGCTGCTTTTGAAGCAGGGTCAATTCAAACTTTAAGTTCAGGTTCTGGAACTTTTACAGTGCCTCAAGGTGCTAATGCAATTCACATTCAAGCAGCAGTTGGTGGTGGAGGTGGTTCTATTAAAGGAGCCGATTATGATAAAGCAGGTGGTGAATCATCTGGTGCTGGTGGAGGATCAGGTGCTTTTGTATCAGACAAAGTATTTAGTGTTACCCAAGGTGAAACTTTAACTTACGCTATTGGTGGTGGTGGAGCTGCTAACAATAGTGGAAATCAATTTAATCTTTCAGCAAGTGGTGGAGCGAGTACAACCTTATCAGGATCTACAGCAGGAGCAATATTTACGTTAGGTGCAGGAGGAGGATCTTCAGGAACTGGAGGTGGTGTACAAGGTCCTTTAAGATCTAACACTGCAGGAACTGGAGGATCAGCGACTATTAATGGTACTGCAATTACGTCAGGAACTTTTAGAGATTCTGATGGTACTACAAAAAATGTAACTACTTTAACAAGTGGTCCTGTGGGATCATTTAATCAGTCAGGTAATGGCGTGTCAGGTGGGAACAATGGTAACTGTGGAGGAGATAACTGTAGAATAAATGGATCAACTGGTGCAGCATCTTACTCGGGAAATATTGCAGGAGGATCAGGTGGGTCTTCATCTGGAGCAGGGACAGCAGGATCTTCAGGAACACGTGGATCTGGTGGTGGTGGTGGAGCGGCTCAAGTAAACGGTGGCCGTACAAGTGGTGGTTCTGGTGGTAGCGGAGAAGTTAGATATAGATTTCTTAGAGTACAATAATTGTTTTTAAAACCACAAAAAATTATATTTAATTCAATACTTCATAGATATAAATTAAAAGATATTACACCTAATCAGTCTAATAATAATCAAGAACTTATAGATCAACTTGAGATTGATATAAAACTCAATGGTTTGTTATGCCCATTAGTTGTTAATAATGGTGTATTAATTGATGGTCACCATAGATATGAAGCTATTAAAGATTTTTGTACAGAAACACTTGTTTATGTGGTAAAGGATAATGATATGGAAAAATTATTATCTAAACTAAATAGTTATATTTGGTTTGATTACCAAGGAAAACTTGATGGCTGATGTAGAAGTTATAAAAGATTTTATTAAGCCTCACACTTTAAAAAAATTACAAAATACCTTGTTAGGTAATTATTTTCCTTGGTATTATAATGATTTTGTTGGTAAACTAGAAGACACAAAAGGTTATTTTTTTAATCATTTGTTGTTTAGAGATAATAAACAAGAAAGTTCTTTTTTTAATCAAATAGCTTTACCTTTAATTGGTCAACTAAAATTTAATAATTTAATTCAAATTAGAATAAATTGTTATACAAGAGAAGCAAAACCTTTCAAAGGGATGTGGCATGTAGACAATACTTTAGAACACAAAGTAGCTTTATGGAGTTTAAATACTTGTAATGGCTATACAGAAATAAAAGATAAAGGTATTTTTAAATCAATAGAGAATCAATTAATTATTTTTGATGGTAATTTAAAACATAGATCTTGTAGTCAAACGGATACTAAGACTAGGATTAACATTAATATAAATTATAACTAATGGCTAATATATCTAAATGGTTTGGTTATCCTATATACATAACTAAGTTAGAAAACTTTGAAGATATTAATAAAAAAATTGTACCTATAATACTAAGAGATATTACTCCAACCAATTCTCAATACTCACGGACTACGGATGTAAAGCCAAAAGAATTACAATCTATTGATGATAATTTACACAAAGATAAAAGATTTAAAGAATTATATACTGAGTTATCTAAAGTAATACAAGGTTGTTTATCTGCACAAAAATATAATTTAGATTTGTTTGAAATATACGTTACAAAATCTTGGGCTACTTTATCTACCAAAGAACAACACATTGCTTATCATAGACATATGAGCAGTCATTTTAGTTTTGTTTATTATCCCCAAGCACATGAACAAGGTAATTTATTTTTGCTTGATGATGATGCACATAAGGTAGGGTTAACTGTACCAAAAAGAGATCCGTACTTTACAGAGTGGGATCAAAACAATTATGGTAAAGCTGAGTACCCTGCAGAAACAGGTAATGTAATTATATTTCCATCTATGATGTTTCACGAGACAGGAAAGAATACAAAAGATATACCAAGGCTTTCTATATCAGGAGATATAATGTTAACTATGAAAGAAGGGGTTAAATCTGAACATAATATACCTTCTCCTTCGACTTGGATGAAGCTATAAAATGTTGTAAAATGGCTTATGCCTTTAAGAAATGTAAGAATAGCCCCAGGTTTTAACAAAGCAGATACTCCTTCAGGAGCAGAGGGTCAATGGATTGATGGTGATTTTGTAAGATTTAGATATGGCCAACCAGAAAAAATAGGTGGCTATACAGCTATTGGACAAGAAACTATTTCAGGACCAACACGTGCTCAACACACTTGGACAGATTTAGAAGGTAATAGATACGCAGCACTTGGTACATCTAAAGCTTTGTATATTTACTATGAAGATAAGTTTTATGACATAACACCTTTAGCGACAGCTTTAACAAGTGCTACTTTTACATCTACAAATGGATCTAATACAGTTACGGTAAATAAAACAAGTCATGCTTTAGATGTTGGTGAATATGTAACCTTTACATCGGTAACTCTACCTGGAGGTGGTGCTACAGGTTTTACTGTAGCAAATTTTCAAGATTTTACTTATGAAGTTTTGACAACACCTAACGCAAACAGTTTTACAATTCAAATGAAAACAAATGAATCTGGTTCTGGTATGACTGCAGCAGGATCTGCAAGTATAAACCCATACGAAGAAATAGGACCAACAATACAAACATATGGTTATGGTTGGGGTACAGGTACATGGAGTAGAGGGACTTGGGGATCTGGTACAACTAGTTCAACAGTTATACTTGATCCTGGTAGTTGGTCATTAGATAATTTTGGAGAACAATTAATAGCAACTATTAAAGATGGTAAAACATTTGTTTGGAATCCTGGTGTTTCAAACCCATTAGAACAACGAGCAGTAGTTATGTCTGGTGCTCCGACAGCAACAAGACTAACAATTACTTCAGATAGAGATAGACATGTTGTTCATTTTGGAACTGAAACAACTATAGGGGATTCTACTACACAAGATCCTATGTTTATTAGATTTAGTGATCAGGAAAATTATAGTGTTTATCAACCAACTTCAGTAAATACTGCAGGAACATTTAGACTTGATACAGGTAACAAAATTGTAGCAGCAGTATCTGGTAAAGATTATAATTTAATTTTAACGGATCAAGCAGCATACACAATGCAGTTTGTTGGTCCACCATTTACTTTTTCAATAAGACAAGTAGGATCCAACTGTGGATGTATTGGACAACATGCAACTGTATATGCAGATGGTAAAGTGTTTTGGATGGGGGCAGGTGGAGGCTTCTTTGTATTTGATGGTACTGTTAAATTACTTCCATCACTTGTAGAAGATTTTGTATTTACGACTACCGGAACAAATGTAGGAATAAATTATTCTTCTAACGAAATTATATATGGTTCACATAATTCTTTATTTAATGAGATTGTATGGTTCTATCCAGCAGGCACTCCCGCAGGTAATCCAGCAGTACAAAATAATAGAACAGTAGTTTATAACTATGTGGAAAATAGTTGGTCTACTATGACTCTTGCAAGAAGTTCTTACGCAGATGCAAGTACTTACGATGTACCTTATGCAACAGAATACAGTTCTACAGCTACACCATCTTTTTCAAATTTAAGTGGTGCTACAAATACTTTTGGTGCAACAACATATTATGCTCATGAAGTAGGTAATAATGAAATAGCTTTAGATGGTACTGAAGCAGCTATACCTGCTTATATTCAATCTGGGGATTTTGATTTACCTACAGATGGCGATGGAGAGTATTTACTAAGGCTAAGTAGATTTTTACCAGATTTTAAAAATCTTCAAGGTAATGCAGTCGTTACAATTTTCTTAAAAAATTTTCCTATTGATGCAGGGGCATCTTCACAACTTGGTCCTTTTACAATTAATGCTAACACACAAAAGATAGATACTAGAGCTAGAGGTAGACTTGCTAATATAAAAATACAAAATACTGCAGTAGATGAGACATGGAGATTTGGAACATTTAGAGCAGATGTTAACCCTGATGGAAGAAGATAATGGCTAAGATAAATGTATATGTACCGGAACCACCACAAGAATATAGTGTAGAAGGATTTAGACAAATAAACCAAGGTCTTGCAACTATTGAAAATCAATTAAATACTTCATATCAACAAGACTTGAAAAACGAACAAGATTCGTTTAATTACTTTATGCAATGACAATAAGATATAAAAGCGAAACATTTGATTTGACAACCACTAACGTTACTCCAGTTTTAACGTGTCCTAGTGATGCAACTATTATTGTAAAAAGCATACAAGCTGTACATGACACTGCTAGTAATGTTGATACTCATGCATTAGTAACTAAATCAGGTGGATCAGCTGTAAAAGTATCTTATGAAGAATTAAATAAAGCGACTGTAAATATGGTTAAGGGTTCTCTTAATTTAGAAGCTAGCGATATTTTATCAATGCAAGCAGGTGCAGCTAATGAGATTACAGGTATTGTTAGTTATGCTTTGATAGATCGTTCACAGGAAAATGGCTAGAAAATTTAAAGATTTTGTTGAAAGAGATAAGCCTAGGAAAAGACCTAGAAGACACTGTAAGAATCCTAATAAAAAAAAGAAGTTGCAGAATAATAAAAAATATAATAGACAAGGACGGAGACAAAAATGAGTGATATAATTAAACTACCAGCAGAAGCAAAAGAAATTATTAAACACAAAAGGACTGGTAAAGTATATGCTAGTAAAGTTGATTTTGATGCTGATGTTGCTGATCCCAATACTGATACTACTGTGGATGATTTTAGACAAGACCTTGAAATTAAGGTTACTAGAGTTACTATGGGGGCAGAAACCAAAAAATAATGCAGCCAAGAGGAGCCACTGAGCTACAAATGGAAATGCTTGAAAAGCATGTTGATAAAGATTTACTTAATCAATTTCAAATCTGTACATCCATACCAGGTAAAGTTCCAATAGACCCTAGTAAGATAAATATACTTTGGCAAAAAAATTCTTGGGATCAAAATAATCTACAACCTTTTTTTAGAGATAAGTCAAAGCATGATGATTATGATTGGTACATATTTAATAGTCATTGGAACTACGAAAAGTTTAGATACTTTTTTGATATACCTACTGAAAAATGTGTTGTTATTAAAAACGGTATAGATAAATTTCCTGAGAGAAAAATATATAAGAAGGGTGACCCAATCAAACTTATACATCACTGTACACCATGGAGAGGATTAAATGTTGTTCTTCGTGCAATGCAAGAAATAAAAAACCCTAATATTATAATGGATATATATAGCTCATCGCAAGTCTATGGAGATGACTTTAAAAAACATAATGATGATCAGTTTAAACCTTTGTA